TATGATGGTGCTGTTGTAACTGGCACTAAATTAACAGAAGCCTTTGGTGGACTAAAAGAAGGTGAAACCAAACTTAAATCAGAAGTCGAAGCAGATAATTTAGCTTCTGCCATAGGTGTATCTAGGGAAGTATATGATACCATGTCAGAGTATGAAAAGTCACAGGCTTTAGCTGGTAGTAGTAGTGCTGCAGATGATAGAGAAAGAGCACAAAAAGCTGCAGAAGAAGCAGCTCTTACAGCTAAACCTAGACCCCCTTCAGGATTAAGCAGAGATAAAGCACAAGCATGGCTTATTGCTAATGGATATGGAAACTATGATAAAAAAGATGCCCCTGATGTTATTAAAAACTTAATAGCTGATTGGGATAGGTTAAATAAAAAATAAGACCGTGTACTAGTATCACGTAAAATAAACTAGATATGCTGGCTACTCATCCCCCATCCAACATGGCTACGGTGGCCCCAGTTCAAGGAAAATAAAATGTCTGAAGAAATGGTAGTGGAACAACCACAAAAAACAATGGCTTTTGTAACAAAGCCTTACTCTAATGAAGAACGTATAAAAAAAGACGAAGAAGAATTAGAGCAACTAATGAAAGAACAAAAAGGTGAAGCAGAAGAAGTAGAAGCTGAACCTAAAAACTCAGAAGAAAAAAGTTTTAAAAAACGATACGGTGATCTTCGTCGTCACATGCAACAAAAAGAAAAAGAATGGACAGATAAGTTCGACAAGTTGCAAACACAGTTAAAAGATGTAACCCGTAAAGAAATTAAACTTCCTACATCTGATGAACAGCTAGATGCTTGGATGAATAAGTATCCTGATGTTGCAAAAATTGTAGAAACAATTGCAATCAAAAAAGCAAAAGAACAAGCTGCAGAACTAGAAGATCGTGTTAAAGCAGTTGATGAAATGAGAATTAATGCTTCTCGTGAAAAAGCAGAAGCAGAGTTAATGAGAATCCATCCTGACTTTGACGAAATACGAGACAGTGATGATTTTCACGAATGGGCTGAAGAACAACCTAAATGGGTACAAGAAGCTCTTTATGATAATGATACTGATGCTCGTTCAGCAGCACGTGCTATTGATCTATATAAAATTGATAGAGATATTAAACCTACAAAATCACAAAGTAGTAGAGGTGCAGAACAATCTGTAAGTACACGTGGATCACGTAGTAAACCTGATGCTACTGGTAAATCTGGTTCTATTAGGGAGTCTGATGTGCAACGTATGACTTCACAACAATACGAAGCTAATGCAGATGCTATCATGGAAGCTATTAGAACTGGTAAATTTATTTACGATTTATCTGGTAGTGCTAGATAAAAAGTATTGACATATTAGTTATTTATGTTATAACTATATGTACAATGAGTATTAGGTTAGCCCCTATATGGATTACCTAACCTAATACTTACCCTAGCAAACAACATATTCTTTCGGACAACCTAATGTCTCAAGGCCCGTTATGCACAGTGTAGGCCAACACTGTAATTAATGCACCCTAGTAGAATTAGCCTCTGTATAGTATAGTTAGTTTTGCATCTGTTTGCTATATGCTAAAGGAGAAATACAATGGCATTCACAGCAGCCGCAGGTCACGGTAACTTACCTAATGGTAATTTTAGTCCCGTAATCTACTCCAAACAGGTGCAACTTGCGTTCCGCAAAGCATCTGTTGTTGAGGCAATTACTAACTCTGATTATTTCGGAGAGATTGCACAAATGGGTGACTCAGTAAAAATCATCAAAGAACCTGAGATCACCGTTAAAGCCTATGAACGTGGTACAACTATCACACCACAAGATTTGGATGATGAAGACTTTTCATTGACCATTGACAAAGCAAACTATTTTGCATTTAAAGTCGATGATATTGAAGAAGCTCATTCACATGTAAACTTCCAAAGTCTTGCAAGTGATCGTGCTGCCTATAGGTTGGCAGACCAAATGGACCAAGAAGTTCTTGGATACCTTTCTGGTTTTTCACAAGCTGTACTTCATGCAAATGCAAGTTCAGTTAATACATCTGTAAACGGTTCTAAAGCCGTATCAACTGCTTCTGATGGTGCAAACCTAGTTGGTGCAGAATTGCTGGCAACTATGTCACTTGATGCATCTGACTTCACAAACACCAGTGGATCAGCAGGTACAGCTAACCAATCAATTGGTATTGAGCCACGTGCAGGTGGTGCTACGGCTGCAAAGTCAAGCACAGCAGGTAATGCATTTCCATTGCAAATCATTGCCCGTATGTCACGTTTAATGGATCAACAAAATGTTGATACACAAGGACGTTGGCTCGTGTTGGACCCAGTATTTATTGAGGTTCTGAAAGACGAAGATTCACGTCTTCTGAATGCAGACTTCGGTGGTTCTGGACTTCAAAACGGTTTGGTGCTAAATAACCTACACGGGTTTAAGATTTATAGCTCAAACAACCTACCATCTTTGGGTACAGGATCATCTACTACTGGTGGTTCTAATGCTTCAAACATGGGTATTATTGTTGCAGGACATTCATCTGCTATTGCAACTGCAGAGCAGATTAATAAAACTGAGACATATCGTGACCCTGACAGCTTTGCTGACATTGTTCGTGGTATGCATCTATACGGTCGTAAGATTCTTCGTCCAGAAGCAATCGTTACTGCAGCATACAACTTGGCATAAAGGGAGGAATAGACAATGGCGACTATTACTGCAACTTTAGCTGCTGCACACGGGAGTTCTGCCCGTGGTCGGCAACCGTATTACATTGAGCAAAACATTGACTTGACTGCCAATAGTATTGCTGTTGGTGATGTGGTGCAAGCACTTACTATTCCAGCTAATACAAAAATTATTGCTGCTGGTCTTCAGGTGGTGTCTAGTGCTACAATGAATACGGGTACAGATGCAACTGCTACTCTCGGTACAGATGCAGATGCAGATGAGTATGTAGCTGCATTTGACATTGACGGTGCTTCTGATGGTGCTTATGCTCCTTCAGCCACCGTTTCTGGTGATGTAGTTCTTACTTCTGCTGACACGTTAGATGTTACTCTTGCTGGTTCAGGAGCATCATTTACGGCAGGTGAACTTCGTGTATATGCATGTCTGCTAGACGTTAGCTCTGTAGGAGAAATGTCTGCTGCAGAAGTAGCACGTGATGCACTTGCATAACTAAAACATTAAAGGGCTGGTCAAGCACTGGCCCTTTATAATAATAAAAAGGTTTATCTATGTCTATTACAACAGCCGTTTGCAACAGTTTTAAAAAAGAACTGCTTGAGGGAACGCATGATTTAGATACAGATATAATCAAGGCTGCACTGATAAAAGTATCTCCTTCGGGAACTTACGGTGCAGCCACAACTAATTTTGCCAATGTAACGGATAACTCTGATGAGGCAGTGGGTTCTTTTTATACATCAGGTGGTGTAGAGCTTACAACTCCATCAATAGCATTAGATGGGTCTACAGCAACAGTAGACTTTGATGACATTACTTTCTCATCTGTTACACTATCTTCGATAGGGTGTATATTGTACAACACATCGAAATCAAATAAAGCTATTGCTGTAATAAGTTTTGGTGGTACTGAGACTTGTGTTAATGGTGATTTAGTGATAACATTACCAACAGCAAATGCATCTAATGCCATAATTCGTATTACATAGGAGGTATAAATGGCTACGTTTAACAAAATTAACACTTTTATTGAGTATGCAGTTGAGGGAGCAAACTTAGGTTCTGATACTTTTAAAGTTGCACTAACAAATACAGCACATAGTGCTGCTTTTGATACACTAAGTGATCTTACTTTAGCATCTGGTGCTCCAGCTAATTTAGATAGTGTTACTCTAGTAACAACAAGTTCAGCACAATCTGGTGGCACGTATAAACTTGTTATCGCAGATAAAACAATGACTGCTTCAGGTACGGTTGGACCATTTCAATACGTTTATATTTATGATGATACTGTAACAGGTGATCCACTTGTATGTTATTTTGACAATGGTTCTACCATTACACTTGCTTCAGGTGATACATTTACTTTGAACTTTGATGAAACTAACGGTCTTTTGCAGATAGCTTAAAGGTTTAATTAATGGCTCTTATAGTAGCTGATAGAGTAAAAGAAACTACTGATACAACGGGTGGTACTAATGCTTATAATCTACTAGGTGCTGAAACAGGTTTTCAAGCCTTTTCTAGTACTGTAGGTAATGGCAATACAACGTACTATGCTTGTACAGATGGTACAGATTTTGAGATAGGTATTGGAACATATGCTTCTTCTACTGATACTCTAGCTAGAACTACTATTCTCCAAAGCTCTAACAGTGGTAGTGCTGTAGTCTGGAGTGCTGGAACAAAAGATATATTTGTTACTTTACCTGCAGATAAAGCTATCTTTGAAGATGCAAGTAATAATGTAGCCATTGGTAACAATATTACTGTTGGTGGTACTGTTGATGGTGTTGACATTGCTGCCCGTGATGGTGTTCTTACTTCAACAACTACCACTGCAAATGCTGCAATGCCAAAAGCTGGTGGTACATTTACAGGTGATGTTACATTTAATGATAATGTAAACCTTTATCTTGGTACAGATAGTGATTTACAACTTCGTCACAGCAATAGTAATGCTCTTATAGGAAATAATAACGGTCCATTTTTTATTGTTCAATATGATGATGATAATGATATTATTTTACGTAGTGATAATGGTTCTGGTGGTGTTACTAACTACTTTAGGGGTGAAGGTTTAACAGGTGAAGCTCAACTATATCATTATGGATCAGAAACACTTGCGACCAAAAGTACGGGTGTAGATGTAACTGGAAACATAACGGTTTCTGGCACTGTAGATGGTCGTGACGTTGCGACTGATGGTACTAAATTAGATGGTATTGAAGCAAATGCAGACGTAACTGATGCCACAAACGTGCAAGCTGCTGGTGCTTTAATGGACAGTGAGCTTACAAGTGAAGCATCTGTGAAAGCTATTAACCAAGGCTTGGCAACAACTGACAGTCCAACTTTTGCAGGTCTTACTAGTAACGGTGATATTGTTTTTGAAGGTTCAACTGCCGATGATTTTGAAACAACACTTACTGTAACTGATCCTACGGCAGACCAAACTATCACTCTTCCTGACAGTAGTGGGACAGTAGTTTTACTTGACAGTCTTGGAGACATAACTTTTGAGACATCTGATGCCAATAAGACTATTCTGTTTGATAAGTCTGCTAATGCACTTCATTTTAAAAGACCATCTGGTCCAGATGCTTATGGTAAAAGTCCAGAAATATTATTTAATTTTGCTGGTAGCTCTAAAATTTTTGATGAGTTTACACAAAATATCAACAATTTTGGCCTTAACATTAAAGGTAACAGCCAAATACACCTTGATACACCATTTATTACACTTAGAAATGGTGATGCTTCAGGTGAAGAAACTTTAGAAATATCTCCTATAAGATCAGGTTCAAGTATTTCTCTAGTTAATTTATACCAACCAGAATTAAATCCAACAACATACCCTACCAGTGTTGGTTATAAACATACTCAATATGTTACAGCACTTGGTGATTTTACATATACAATTGATTACGGAAGCAATACAAGTTTTGATGAATTTGGATTAAGTTTTATTCTTGATAAAGAGCAAGATACTGTTGCTAATAATGATGCTATTGCTTTGTTTATATTCCAAGGAAATAATAGTGCTGGTAGTAATCATGGTTATGCAAAAATTACGGGGATTATGCAGGATGTAACAGATACTACTGAAGATGGTATCTTACGATTTAGTGTAAGTAGTGGTGGGTCATACGTAGATTATTTTCAAATAGACGGTGACGGAGATCACACACTATTTTTAAAACCTATTGCTTTTGAGGGATCAACGGCAGATGCTTTTGAAACAACCCTAGACGTTATAGACCCAACCCAAGATAATACTCTGAACCTGCCAGATGAAAGTGGCACGATAGCAACCAGAGCACATGCTGTAGCTCTTGCATCAGTATTAGGATAATAGAATGGCAAACCCAAATCTTTTAAATTTAACAAGCATTACATTAGATAACGATGTACACACATTGGGGACTAGCACAGCAATTTTAATGGCTGCTGCAAGTAACCAAGTGGTAAAAGTAATTTCTTTGTATTTAGCAAACAAGTCAGCATCAACTGTTTCTGCAACGATTACAGCAACTGAAAGTAGTACAACTATTAACTTAGCTTATCAGGTAGATATTCCACCAGACAGTACACTCCAACTTATAACAAAAGATGCACCTATTGTATTAACTGAGAATGACTACATTTCTGGTCTTGCTTCTTCAGCAACATCAATAGACGTATTTGTTTCTGTAGAGAAAATGTCATAATATGAGCAGAGAGTTTTCATATTTTCGTGGAATTATTGGTGGGAATGATACAAACATTCTTCAAGACCCTACGGCTGGCATGGCAGGGCAGACCAACAGAGGGTCACTGCTTACAATAAATGCACAGTATATGAGAAAAGTAAAAGGCACTGCTCCAACACCTTTAAATTTTTACACTGCCAGTTTCAGCCATCCAGCAGACACAAGCACAGGAACAAACTGGCAGCTTAGTGGCACTGTTACAGTATCAGGAATAGGTGCAAGCACAGGCCGATGGGTTTGGTTGATACGTCAAGTCACTGGGTTTCAGTCAGACTTTCAAATGAATGACTTTGATTTTGGAGTTGCTGTAGGTGGTGATGCAGATGGTAATATTCCCAATACGGGTGCAGCTTTAAATGCTGTCTTTGAGGGAACAGCCTTTGATGCTGCTTTTGATGATAGTACAACTTCCAGTGTTCCACTTATAAAAGCTGAATATGATAGCCGTACATTTACACAAATAACAACGAATACAACTAGCAGTATATGGAATACTTTAAATACAACCCCTCCTTCATCTGGAACGGGTATTGATGATTCAGGTAATACCTTTGTTTATTATGAAAGTTCTGGATCAACTATCTCGGCTGGTAAAAACAGTATGCTAAGAACAGAGGAAATGACATACACAGCATCACCAACTTGTAGTTTTTCGTATGCAATGTACAGCACAACACCAGCAAATGCTGGTGAAGTTCAAATGTATTGGGTGGAGAGTTAAAATGCTTGAATTTGAAACGGGAAGTAAAGAAGAAGCACTAGCTATTTTAGATAATATTAAAACAGTCCACTGTAAAACTTTGACTACAGAACAGCTTGAGTGGTTTGCAGACACATATAACGTGTCAACAGAAACGGTACAAGATTGGTACGATAACGAGGTATAGATGTTAGGCTTTGCACCATTATCCACTTTACCTTTTTCAGATGATGGTGTAAGTGTTGTAGAGTATAGCCTTGATTTAGGTCAAGGATCATTTACATTTGCAGGGCAAACTGTCGGTGTAGTTGCAAATAATAGGGCATTAAATCCCGGCACATTTACACTAACAGGTAATGATGTAGGTCTTGTAGCTAATAATGTTGCAGTAGGACAAGGCTCTTTTACACTAACTGGTCAGTCTGTAGGTTTAGTTGCAAACAATTTAAGTGTTGGGCAAGGATCATTTAGTCTTACGGGGCAGAATGTAACACTTACAAAAAATGTAATTGTTTCATTAGATCAGGGTTCATTTACACTAACTGGTCAAAATGTTGGTGTAGTTGCAAACAATCTTGGTATAGGCCAAGGATCATTTACTCTTACAGGCCAAGATGTAGGATTAGTAGACAATAATATAACTTTAAACAACGGTTCGTTTACACTAACTGGACAAGACGTTGGTTTAGTAGCTAACAACATAGCTTTAAATTTTGGTTCTTTTACCCTTACAGGGCAAGATGTAGGACTCGTTAATAATAACCTTTCTATTGGTCAGGGATCATTTACCCTTAGTGGACAAGATGTAACAAAGGGTATATCTAAAGAATTAAATCAGGGTTCGTACACATTTGCTGGACAAACTGTTGGTGTTGTAGCTAATAATAGAGCACTTAATCCCGGTACATTTATACTAACAGGTAATGATGTACGGTTAATAGCAAATAATGTAGCAGCTAACCAAGGTTCGTTTACTTTTAGTGGACAAAATGTAACACTAAACTCAACCCGATCTTTTATTTTAGAGCAAGGTTCGTTTGCATTAACAG